CCATCTAGGTCCACACCAAATTCCTCTGCGACCTCTCGCAGTTCGGCTACCTTCATTTTCTGTAAAGACATTAAAACCTCCTTGTTTCTAGTATAGATTATAGCAGTTGGAGGGTTATGTGGCAAAGTAATAGCGGGGGCGGTTGCCCGCCCCCGCTGATCACTTTAGACAGATCAGGTCGAAACCTTAACATCGCGTACAACAACCCAAGCGTCCAGATTCTCGATCTGAACACCTACGCGGGTGTACATCGTGTACTCAGTTGTGTCCTTCTTCTGTGCAAACTGGCTGTATACCTGGATCTCACGCTTGATACCGACAATCCTGTTGTTCGGGAATGTTAGTTCAATGTATCCGTGGTCACCTGATGCACCGGAGTACGATCCTGCTACGTCTTCCTTCTGTAGAGCAACCTCTACAACAGGAATTCCGAAAGCGTAAGGATACGATCCACCAGAGTTGCCCTGCGGTCCAGCAACTGTTCCAGTGATGATACCAGAGGCGATAGCCTCAGGAGTACCACCGTCTACGTTCAAGCCATTAGATAGGCTGTAGAGGTAGTCCTGGATTAGATTGCTGCCCGTGTAGAAGCGCAACTGGTTACGACGCTGCTTGTACTTACGAGGAAGGTTCTTGAGAGCCTTGTTGAATGCCGCACGGTTAATTGCACCTCCACCGTGGGAAACAACGTGAGCGCCTGCAAGAGCGCGAACGTGCCAACCATCGAAAGCCTTGTACAGCGGATCGCTGGTTAGAGAGTCGTCACCGTTGATGCATAGATCCTCAATGTCGTTACCGGCCTGAGTAGCCATCAACTGTGCGATGTGATCCTCTAGACCGTTGCCCTCGATGTTGTCCTCAAGGGACTCTGTTGAGAGTTCCCAGTCAAGACGCAACTTCTTGGTTGTAAGCGAAATCTTTGTGAACGTAGCACCAGCGTTAACTCCGTCGTCTACGGCTTCTGTAGCAACGCGTACCAACTTCGTTCCAACTCCTACCTTGTCAATGTCAACGGTGTCGGAGCGCATACGAATTGTACGAGCGGTCGGAAGAAGAGAAGTAGCATCCCACATGTAGTCGATAAAACGGCTAGACTGTTCTGCGTTAAGTAGACCACCACTTCCGGCACTAACGTCCGAAGTGGCAATTACCTTTTCAAGCAATTCGTTACCCATATTATATTTTCACCTCCTGTATTTTTAGTTTGTAATGGAACTTGCGCTGGCGAAGCGTCCACCCCATGAAAATCCCTTTGTTACCGGCTCTGAATCTAGATCATCACCGGACTTCTTCGTGGCAGTTGCGTTTTCGAGAGCATCTACATGCTTAGCAACTTCGTCAACCTTTCCAGCAACCTCTGCCACAGTTGCGGTGATCGACTCCAAAGTCTTAATAACGGCATCCAATACTGGTGCCGACTTTTCTACAGAGGCTGCTGTCTCCGCGAGAGTACCTTCGATTGCGCTAATAGACTTCTCTAGAGCACTAAGGTCTACCGCCGGAACTTCTGCGACCTCCTCAGGCGTCTCGTCAGCAGACTTTTCTACAGTCTCCTCTGCGACAACCTCTTCCACCGACTCTTCAACGTCAGCGGCCTTTTCTACAGCCTCCTCGGTCACAGGCTCTACGACCTCATCAACCTCGGCAGCCTTTTCTACAGTTTCTACGTCAGACATACTTACACCTCCTTCACTTTTAACTGCTGTGTCATTATTATCTCCGACATTTTCTTCGTTTGCAAACTCAGAGTTCTGCTTGACCTTTTCCTTGCCAAGTTCTTCCTTGATTTGCTGTGATGTAATGACGGACTTAGAAGTCCAATTATCCACAAACTTCTTAAGTTCAGCAGTTACCTTGGCAACGTCAGTTACCTCGATCCACCCGATATTTTCCATCGGGGAGTCACACGCGCTACAAGAGACGATTTCGTCTGCGCTGGCCTTGGCCACCTCGTCAGTACCACACCAGAAAACGTTCTGTGTCTCTACCTCAGTAGCCATACCCTTGGCTACCAGGGAGTCACCGACCTTCGTAATGGATAGTACGTTGGCGTACTGGTTCGCCGGGTTGTCCACGAGCGAAAGTTCAATAAGATCAAGTTCGGTGATGAATCGAATGCTCTTTTCGAGATCTGGAATATACTCGGTGTGAGCGTTCTTTACATATCCACCAATGGAAAAACCTGAGAGAGTTCCATCTAGAACCTTCTCCCAGGTGTCCTGAGCGCCTCTAGAAACGTAGGCAGTGACGAAGATTCCTTCGTATGCCGCTCCTGTCTTGGCGTCATAAAATGTCTCTTGGTTGAATGTCACCATTCTACCGGCTGCAATTGGCTGGTGCATTTCACGGATATTTCCACGGAAACGACTAAAAGCGTCTACCGAAGCCTCAAGCGTCACAACCTCGTCATGTTGATCAACGTTGTTCAGCGAGGCGAAGCCGGAAACTAGACGCTGCTCCTCATTCACCTTGGCGATTGGCATTACGACCTTTACGTCGTCGCCATTAGTTACCCAATAAGCCTTTTCAATTGCCATAGTATTTAAATATTACTACGATTTCTTTTATCACGCAACCCGGCATCTTTACAGAAAACGGACCAGACGTAGAATTCGTAGATGCTAAATAGGGTGAAGAATCCATAAACTATAACTGCTGTGGATTGTGGTGCTGTCATTATCCAACTTGCAGTGATAAACGCCCAGTATGCCGCCCCAACGATATCCATGTTTTTAAGAACTATATACTTTCTGTACCAGATGCATACAATGTCTATCAGCCCTAAAAAGACTAGTATAGTGCCCAGCCAGGTTTCCATAGGGTGTCCGTAAATTGGTGCTAGGGCATCATTGGCTCCGGCCAGTGAAATGAACGAGAAACTCTCAAATGGGAGTAGCAGCCAGAGTCCAAAGACGATCTGAAATACGCCTATTACGAATCCGTCAGAATCGAGAGGCTTGGCAATTCCCTGCCGACCAAATATTTCTTTGAAACGTGTCACATTTCAACGTAGTCTTTTGACTGTCCTCCAATTAGGCTTGCGCCCTTCCTTCTCCCTTTGGTTGACGGGCTTCTCCCGAAGTATCTGCCGCGTTTCCACTTCGCTGCTGATCCCTCTGCCTGTTACCATTGGCTGTTGTGTTTTGTTCTGCTCTCGCCTGAGCGGTGAGAGCAACAGGCTCATCGCCTCCGTCAAGGCTCGGCAGGTTAAGTTCCGAACGAACCTCGTTCGGTACAAGTACCTGAATCCTGACTAGGCGCTCCCAGATCTTGCTCTGAGTGTCTGCGTCCGTTAGAGAAATCTCGTTGAACTTAATAGCGAGCGCATCCGTCTGCTCTTTAATTATACGATCAATTCTTTTCGATAGCAAATCCTGCATTGGCTTTACTACCTGCTCAGAGAATGTTTTGTCTGCATCTCTAGCAATAGCAAGGGACACTCCCTCAGAAACAGACACCTTGGTAATCGGAACGCGGTTAACCGCCAACACCTCATCACGGTTAGCCTTGCGGTAGTTGTTGAATGAAGAGTCCTGAATGCCGTTCTCTACCTCGTGCATCTTGAATTCAGACTTGGTAGATTCGGTATCCTCGGGAATCGGAATATATAGGCTTCGGTGATTACCGGCCATTCCCTTAATGCCCTCTAGGAACTCTAGAAGTTTGCGCTCTGACTTCTCGCTTAGCCTGCCGCCCTTGATCGTAACGATATAGCGCGGAACAGCCTTGTTTTCGAAATAGTCAAGGTTGTAGCGGCTTGAAAACTCTGCTCCGGCGATGGCGTTCTTGGCTGCGATAACATTCGGAACACCATAAAATGTATTGGTCGGAGAGTAATTTTTAATATGAATGATTTCATTCGGGTTGGCGTCAGAGCCGATAGGATTCTTAGTCTCCGTGTCACCGTAGTTTCTGAAAAATACTGCGTCCTTGCCAACAATCTGCAGGAACCCGTCCCGCTTGGCACGAACTCGTACGGTTGTGGCTGGAATATGTCCGATAAATCCAATTGTTCCATTAATGTTACGTCCAATTTCAATGTATCCATTTCCGGTTGTCTCGAAATCTACATAAACCTTTAGGAGCACCTCTGAGAAGGATTCCGGCTCGGTGACTGTATCTAGCCACTCATGCATTTCACGCTTTAGCCTTAGGAATCTCTTACGAGCCTTCTCTAGAGCAGACTTGGAGTTGATATCCTCCATCTTCTCTTTCAGTGTGGCTGACTCTGTGAAGTCATAGCCCTGCCCCACAACAGAAACAGCCTTGGCGTTGATTGCTGCATAGTTGTATGGGTTGATCTCGTACAACTTAGCCAAATAGTCAAGGTTGTATGGGGGCTGCTTCACCTGGAATAGAGAATATCCGGTTACCTCGCCGTCCTCTAGTTTCTTGGACTCTGCGCGAGTAACCTTCTTCTTAAATGTTGGGGACAGTCCGCCAAGGGACTTGACCAGAGAGATTCCGCCCTCGAACTGGTCGGTAGTCTTCTGAACACCCTCGCCAGCCTGCTTTACTCCGAAGTCTCTCGGATTAAATACTTCAACCTCTTCCATTAGCCTTATCCCTCAAATCGTCAGCGTAGAAGCCAACATCGTATTCGTCTGGCACAAGGCCCTCAGAGGCCCTAGCCAACTGCTCTTCATATTCCTCGTCGCTCACCTTTCTGTGACCGGGGAAGAACTGTGGCTCTCCCTCGTCAATTCCGAACGACTTAACTGCCGCCCTCAACTCAGCAATTCTCCTAACATCTCCGAATTCGGAGGCGATGCTGAGGAAGTTTCGGTCCTCGTCTGCGATATAGGCCCCATTTGGCATCTTCCAGAGGTAAACGCCGAACCTATCGCCGGGACTATCGTGTACAATCTTCTTGCCCTTTGGTGTAAGTTTCATATCATCATTGTACCAAATTACTGGTTATTGGGCAGGTTTTGTCCAACTGGCGTTCCGTCACACCGAAATTGTCTGGCTATTCCAAATGTTTGAGTAGTATCTTGGGAGAGAATCTGCTACTGTACGGCTTCCTGGGGCATCCGAGAATGACCCTGTAGTTACATCACCGAGATAGGCCTTGTAGTTGGCCAGTACCTGCTGGGCTGTAAATGTCTGTGAATAATATGAAACATTTTGGTATCTAGCAGACGACTGTGTTCCAGCGGGGGCTGGAATTCCAAAATTCATATTAGCGGTAATAAGGTTAATCTGCGTAGAGGCATTGGTCAGAACGATGTGGTGCCATCTGTTATACCAGGTTGTAGACGTTGCAGCGTTCGCAGTGGAAACTCCATCAACATATAGTGTTGTAAATCCTGTGGTAGTAAATCCGCCAACGTCATAATACCTCATAGAGTGCTCAGTTCCGTCATAGTAGACATAATAACCCTGTGTTTCTGGATAAAGCCAGAACTCTACGGTTCTTATGAGCGGGGTTGGTCCAGCAGTGGTCGCACCGGATCCGCCAGTAGGAATAGACGTGTTTGTAGTATCATTTACTGGATCTAGTATGATAACTGAGGTGCTTGCCGTAACCCTAGCCCCATTTTCTACATCCTGTCTTATCATTGGTAAATTCTTATTAAAGAAGTTTCTCCTGGTTCCTGATTCTAGCAAATCTAAAGAGTTTTCAGAATACTGAACTGAGTCATAGAATCCAATTAATTGTAGTTCGTTTAGTTTAACCGGATTATAATATGAGTCATCTGTTGTTAGAACCACCTTAGCATAGTTTGCTGTTGGAAGGTTAGTAGGGAACGAGGTGGAGACAAACTCTCTTCCATTTGTGGGTGCTGTGTATGACGTGTCATCTACAGATGTTGTTACGGAGATGTTTGAGTTTCTCGGACTCCAATATATTTGTGTTTGCTGAACACTTTCTGTTCCATCTGATCCCGTTAGAGCAGAAACCTTTACTAATCCAGATTGAGATACATTAAGGCTAGAGCCAAGTTTCGCGGTGAACCCATTTACAGAAGTCTTATTTGATGTAAACAGAGAAGAATCCTGAACCTCTGGATACAGTTTAAGCAACTTAAAATAGTTATTCCAGGTTCTTAACTCGTCAGCACCGGCCCCCAGGTGCAGGTATGAATTTTCATCAAACTGCGGGGCTTTTACGCCATTATCAAAAGCAATTTGAGCGGGGCTAGATGTTGTATTAACATATAGACTAAGAATTCCAAGCCCCCACTCAACGTAGAAGTACGGCATAGTTGCAAGCAGCGAGGAAATGGCTCCCCATGAAGCCTCTGTTGTTGTCAGGTCACCGGCAGTGTTTAGGTACTTGTATCGAAGGTATAGGTTCTTGTCGGACTTCTTGACAATTTCAATCACGCTATCACCAGCAGTGTTAGAAATTGATGCCAGGCACTGCTCTTGAATATTATCATTTTCTATGGCAGTAAAGTCTGCGTGGAATCCAAACGCCCCTTGACTTTTTCCTAAGTACCTACCCGCGTTCCTAACCTTAATAAACATCGAATCCCGAAGATTGATCTCGTCAATATTATACGCGCCCTCGTAATAATTAGTCTCTGCTCCAAGGTAGACAGCCGCCGAATCAATGTAGTGTAACTCATTCGCTGCAGCGGTAGAGAAAACCTGAACGCCAAGCCTGCATGACACCGCGCCGACTGGTGCCGTAGCGGTAACGGTGTGCTTAGTCCATGCGGAGGTTGAGTTTGTTGTTCCAGATCCGCTGACCGCGCTTAAGAACCCCCCGCTCTGATTGTAAAAGTAAATATCTGCCCCTACAGACCTGGTAAGAGATCCCGCGAGGCTATGAAGTACGCCAGAAATTTTCTGACCAGGGACAATTCCTGATATCCCTGTCTGCCAGTACAACTGCATCGTTCCGGCTGCGTTGGAAGACATTCTTGCACTTCCGCCAGCATTATGCATAATTGTCGGAGCATGAGCGGCGGTGCAGTTAGTTCCAGCGACCCAACTGTTTAGACCACCATCAACTCTTGATGCCAGCGTCCCAACGAGGTTCTTTGGATAGTCGGAAGCATCAATTCCGGGTGGAATCCTATAGTCATTTGGCTCATTCCATGTTGTTGAAGAGCCCTCTCTGACCATTAGTTCATCAAACCAATATGAGTCCCCGGACACCGGGTTTGTAGAAACTATTCCAATAGTACACGAGGCCGCATTTGCTGGGGCCGTAGCAGTAACTGCTCTACTCTCCCAAGTATTAGCAACAGCGGTTACGCTGTGTACGTTAGAAACAATATAGGCTCCCCCCGCAGTCCACCAGTCAATAGCGACCTGAGTGTTTCTGGCGGCAGAGCATCTAATTCTTGCTGTTGCGGTATAAGTCTTTCCCGGCTCCACCGCTGGGCCTGCTCCTCCTGCAATTCCAAAGTTTGTTTGTGCTACTCCGGTGCCACTTGTGTATGTAACCTTAAAAGCGTATGATCCTGAATACACCTGGTCTGTTGCTGCTGTAAAGGTATAGGTAAGCGCACCTGGATTATATGTATTTGTAATTCCAGTTGTAACTCCGTTTTCTGCTGTAGCCTGATTCCAGGTCAACAAGTTCCCATAATAACTTGGAGATGTTCTAAGTTCCACCGGAGGGATTTTCTTAAGACCAACGGAGCCATCATCATTTACAATTACATCGGTAAGTGTGATTGCATTAGACTTCCACCCCAGAGAAGCACCCGACCAGTCGAAGATTTTAGTTCTATCCTCATCATTGATCTTAATGATCTTTCCACCGAGTGAATTGACAATATCGACCTCTGCAACATTTGGAGTTGACATAAAATAGTGGTTATTGATTGACGTAGGATCTAGAGCCTGACGATAGAAAGAGACCCCATCAATAATAAACTCTGCAGTTTCAGTTGCTGTCGGAGGCCTATTTGCCATAGTAACGAAGTTGGCTGTTGTATGAGACCAGCCTGGCCCCTGTGAAAGATCTGCTGAATCGACCAACTTCCCATCTACATAGAGGGAAATTTTTGTTGTATCATATACCGCTATCACATGATATGTTCTACCGGGCTCCAAATATTTTTGTGTCACTGCCCTAAATGTAGCCGGTGAGGTATCGCTGCCGTTGCTAACTACAAACCTGAGACTATTATTTACACAATAAATTCCATTTTCCATTACATAGGCAGACGAGGCTGCTTGTGGGGCAAAAAGGATGCTCTCTCTGGTCCCGCCGACCGGCTGGAAGGTAAATTCAACGCTAAATGGAATGTGGTTCCTATTTACCTCCCACGCCTCCATAGCGGGGTAAGTTAGTTTGTGGTTTGAGTTATAAAACCTGTACGCAATATCGCTGCTAGAACCGGTGACCAGCGGACGATAACCCCTATCAATCAGATCTGTTGCTTCTGTGATAGTGGCTGTCTTACCATTTCCTGAAAGGTCTGTTTCCGAAGTTCCTGATGGGGCGGTGATCATCCAGAAGCCAGCAGGCCTATCGGCTAGTACGGTTTGGACATAACTCATATCCTTGATTATATCGCTGATTGGGGTAAAAAGCAATTACCCCCGGAGATCATCCGGGGGTAACGCTGTAACTACCATCCTAAGGCGCACTGCACTTAGGCCCAACGAGTTCTCCGCGCCTCAGCACGGGCGGACCCGTTCTAACCGTACCACCACAGTACGGGGGATTATCTCCTAAAGAGATTGCGGAGTTTCTTACGAGCGTCCGACAATTTCTTGGAAAGACTAGTGATCTGCCTTCTCGTAGCCTCTACTGCAACCCAAAGATTGTAGTTGAAAATGGTTCTCTTAATATTCGGTGGGAACCATGTTGGGTCGTCCCCTCCACCGGCCAGACCATCCTGGTGAATATAGTAGTCATCTACCTGTCCAGGGACATACTGACCAACAGGGGCAACCCACTTCTGCTTGTATTTTGGAAGCGAAATCATATGAATGTGATATGAGAATCCCTGCGCGGGGGTGCGAACCCAGGCAGCCCAACCGTTCTTACGGAGGAACTTCTGAGCCTCGTACCAGTCCATTCCAACAATCTGTACGTCGAGTACAGCATCCTTATCGTGGGTGCCAGCACTTGCCTCTACAGTTGTGTTGTATGAACCCTGAATAATACGCAGGACATACTGCTTCCTGTTCTTCTCACCGAGTTTTCTTAGGCGATACTTAGTACGGTCTAGGTGCTCGGCGGTGCGCTTGGAGCACTTAAACTGTGTGCCATAAATGTTCGGCTGCGAGTAATAGACAATATCTGATTGTGCCATACTGCAATTATATCATGCAGAAATTTCGATTGCACTGGTCAGATCGACTACATCACAGTTTCCGGCGGTGCAAGCCAGTTCCTGACTTCCGGTGGTTGAATCGATCAACTCGTAAAGTGCTAGGTCGGACCAACGGATCTCAGCGGGCATCTTAGCCTTTAGAGCGTTGTATTCTTCCTCAGAAACTGGCTGGTACGGGGCCTGCTGGTAGGTGTGATCGTCGTATGGCAAGAATGACAGGCCACCAACGTCCTCCCAGTTTTCGTAGATCCATGCGGCTACATCGACCCACTCCTCGTCGCGTACCGAAACGGTGATCGACGGATTGTGCTCAGTCCAGTGCTTTTTGTAGACCTTCCAAATGTTGAGGTGGTCAATTGCACTGATATCACGACCGACCTTGGCATTTTCTGGTGCCTTGATCGGGAAGGAGAACACTGTCGAGGTTTCCGGGGCCATGAGGTCAGCCTCATATGGGATTCCGATTTCCTTAAGGAATACCGTCAGCGGATCCTTATTATCTGCACGAACTGTGCGAATGTAGAAGTTGCTGTACCAGAAGTGCATTCCAGAGGATACCTCGGTCAACTGAGATACTGTGCCGGAAGGCTTGACAGTGGTAATTGCCGTCGATGGGTTAATACCCATCTGCTTGGCAACGAGCGCGTTAGTCTCGATTGCCAACTCGCGCAATTCGTCTAGCCACGCTGCGGCCTTGTCGAGTCCCTCAGAGCCATTAAGAACCGGGTGTGCCATCTGACCTGTGAGAGAAACACCGAGCAGGCGCTCCTCTTCACAGTTATCTCTCCATACCTTACGAAGATACTTAAAATTAGTCAGTGACGACTGAATCGTACCCAATACGGCTGCTGTTGCGACCTTAGACTTAAGGTCTTGAAGGCGGTCTGTGTCTCTGACAACGACTTCTGTAAGGTTACAAAACTGGTTCGGACGGAGGAGAATTTCTCCACAAGGATTGGTAAATGCAACCTTAGAACCGTCGCGGCGTCCGTTACTGGAAGCGTGCCTGCGGTTTCCTTCCTTATTGAAGATTCCTCGCTCACCGGACTGACTCTCCCATAGGTGACTCCATTCTGTTAGGAACTGCCCAACTGAGGGCTTAGTGTTGTAAACCGCCGAGTTGTTGGCTAGACGGCGCTGGGGCTCTGTCTCCCACCACTTACCGGACTTGGCCTTGGCCATATCGAAATCACCCAGGTCAGACCCAGAAATCATGGCAGAACGACGAACACCGCCAACTACTACGACCTCCCCGATCTTACACATAATGTCGTGGGCTTCGATTGGCTGCAACTTGCGTCCTGCTGCATTGGTGAAAATGCCAACTACGAACTCGAATAGGTCTGCTAGCGGTTCCGGCCCGCTGGCGCGGCCACCGAAAGTCTTTAGCCGAGCACCGGCAGGACGCACCTTGTCCATGTTCCAGGTGGGAATCTGACCTGCGTAGAGCATGGCAATAAGTTCACGAAGCGCACGAGCCCAACCTGCCTTAGAATCCTCTACGACAATAACTGTGTCAGAGTTCTCGAAGTGCTCATTAACTGCGGGGAGTTGTGATACATACTCCTGCTCAACAGAAAAGCCTACTCCGGTTCCGCACATAAGAACATACATTGCTTCATCGAACGCACGAATAGAATCAACTGCGATGAAGGAGCAGTTGTATCCAGCGGTGTGGTCACGCTCTAGTGCTGGCCCTGCTGTCATGAGGGCACGCATCGAAGGCATTACCTCATGGTTAAGGATCGACTGCCTAGCGCCTTCCTTAAACTTGTCATTCTTCCAGCCATAAGTCTTACTGGCGTAGTCAAACATAAACTCTGTGTAACGGTCAACCGTCTCACTCCACGTTTCACGACGGTTCTCTTCCTCGATCCAACGCGCATACCGCGACACCGCGATAAAATTTCGATAGGGGTCGATGATCGAGCCCTTCTCGTCTACCAATTTCATATAAAGTTCTCCCTAAAGTGCGCGTTCCAGCGCCAAAGATTTTGATGTTCTAACTAGTATACCACCGCTACTTTAGGTGATCAGATCGTTACGAAAATTTTTCAACGATGTGATCGAACGCGGTGCGAGTCACTTCTAACCAATCATAGTGCTCATGAATTTCCGGCGCAACTTGGAAAGCCTTTTCGGAAAACGTCTCGTAGTCGTCTGCAACTCTCTGCATCTGTTCCTTTAGAGACTCGAAGTTAGGCTCTAGCACCTTGCCAGGGTGAACGTCTGGCCACAGTGAGTCCACCTCGCGGTCTGCAACGTCTAGACCGACCGAGAATTGACTGTATGGGGCCCAAGTAGGGTTAAGAATTGTAGGCATTCCTGAGGCCATCGCTTGAAGCGGGATGAACCCAAAGCCCTCACCGTAGGAAGGGTACAAAAGAACATGATGTTGGTTGTAAAGTGCTACCATTTCATCTCCGGAGATAACCTCCTTGATTACCTTAACATTTTTCTTTAGATCCGCTGGTCCTGCGAGGCTGCCGTCTGGCAACTTGGCCCGGATAGTTGAATAACCGTTCGCCTTGATGGTAAGTTGATACCTAGGATCTTCCCCGAAGACCTCCATGAATGCATCGAACACCATTTGTCCACACTTGCGGTGTGCCGGTTCTCCTACATGTAAAAATTTGAGTCTACTAGCAGGCTTCGGCCTTCTAAAAGGTTGCCAAACATGCTCAATTCCATGTTCGTAAACAAAGAGGGGTTTAGTAACTCCGGCATCTCTAAAAACCTTTTTACACCAGGGGGAAGTTGTCCACACTTCATCACAATTATTCATAGCATCTACCCATCCATCGTGTAATGCTGTAGATTCCCAGGGGGTATATCCAATGGTATACTGTCCTGGGTGCCACTGGAAATAATAAGGCTGGGTAAAGTTAAGTAGTACAGGGCTGCCCGGATGATTAAACGGAGTAGTATGTCCTAGTTCCTGAAGCGATTTTACTATGTTGTATCCGGCATATCCATACCCCTGGGTAATTTCCAATCCCCCAGCGTGAGTGTGAAAGGCTATCTCCATCGTTCTCCTTGTGTAGGACAACATTCTACCAATCTTTTGGCCCTAAAGCCACTTTGTATATGTATTCATGATCATGCATACCAATTCACAGTTGACACAGGAAGCCGGAACCCCTAAAATAGTATTATGTTAGTAGGAAATACTATAGTATCAGGAATTCATAGATATAGAAGAGAATATGTAGATACTAATATTCTACCTGATCTATATTGTTCCAAAAATGACGGCACGCACCTTCCATTGGTAGTCCGAGTAGACAACCATGACAACGTATACTTATACTGTTTGTCCTGTGACTTTGAGAAGCGTGCCGGTCTTGTGACCTTGGACACACTCATGCGCCTAATGCGCTGGCGAGACTTGAATCCGTCACTGCCCTTCCTTGACACTGAAATAACCGTCTGATAGACTAGTTACTCCTTCTGTGTTGCGGAAGGAGAAAACATGACGAAAATAATGGCAATATCCCTCGTCCCCGTTCTGATGGTTGTAGGATTTCTTGCACATCAGGAGACACCGAGGCCAAGCCAAGATGCTAAGTCTGTCGCTATCGACGCAACACCGCCTGTTAAAAACAATGAGTCCGCCAAGGACTTGCAGCGCAGAAGGACAGCAGTATTACTACAGGCCTCCCGCGATAAAGAGCGGGAGAATAGAATTTGGCGTCGTGAGAGAGCGGAGGCCAGAGCAGAAGCGCGAGCAGAACGTAGAGCAGCAATTGCCGAACGTGAAGCGGAGGCCGAAGCAGCAACCCGAGCAGGAACACGCTCAGGGTCGAGCACTTTGCCCGACCTGTTGTTGTTAATTAGAGAGCATGAGTCTGGTGGAAATTATCAGGCTTATAACCCTTCGGGGTGTATTGGTGGGTGCTATGGAGCATACCAGATGACAGCAGAATACATGGATGATTGGGCCCGCGAAGCGGGATACCCTGATTATGCGTATGTTGGATTCTGGCCCGCCGAGATACAGGATGCGGTGGCTCTCTATAAATTCAATCAGACTGGTGGTGCCCTATGGTGCGACTGGACCGATTATTGTTGATTACTCCATGTGAGTGAACGGCTATTGACAGTTACCCCCATTCTTGATAGAGTGGGGGTAACTGCTATCCAAGGGAGGATAACTATGAAGAGGATCACACTGATTCTTAGCACCATGCTAGTAGCATTTCTTATGGGTGGTTCCTGGGCTTGGGCCGGGGAAACTCCTTCGTCCGATGACGACTGTACCACTGAAACTACCGGTTGGGTTCTTGAATCGCCCGGCCAGGATTGGACCCAGGTAGATCAGCGCACCGTTGTCGATGAGGAAGCCTGGGACGAGACTGTTGTTGATGTAGAAGCACAGCATTATTCTCTAAAAGGCAATTCTGGAATCGGAAAGGACGAAATTCCAGTGTTTCCTGCTGATTACTGGCAGGCCAACGCGCCATTAGAGCCACACTATCAGGGACACGGACTACCAGCATCGAATGTTGATGGCAGCGATTATATAGAAGGTCAGTCTGGCCTTCACTATACATCACAGGGCTCCGAGGGTCTTCGTGACTGGTTCTACTTCCAGGCGGAAGAGAGCCACGTTGTGCATCACGATGCTGTGACACACGAAGAGTTTGTATTTTCCAAGACAACGTGTGATAACCCGCACCCGCAGACTATTGCTTTGCGTGCTCACAAGTCAACGTGTGAGGGGAACTTCATGGCTACCATCACTATTACTACGCTTGACGGAAAGGTAATTTCTAAAGAGCGTAGCAAGTGGGTTAAGGTATCTAATCTCACCCATGCTCAGAAGGTTCAGTTGGAGTGTCTGACTCCGATCAAGCCTGAACCTACGCCAGACAAGCCTGAGGGGGCTGTGCCGGTCGCTGAGGAATTGCCCCACACCGGAGGCAACCTCGCCCTCGCTGGAATTGCTGGGGCTCTCCTGGCAGCGGGAAGCGGCCTTGTGTGGTTTAGCCGCCGCCGCTTGACAGACGTGTGAGTAGATGGTAAGATAGATCCATCATCTTGTTGCGAAACATGATAAGGCCGTGAGTGGGGGCTAAAATACTCACTCATCACGCCAGATTAGCATAGTGGCAGTGCGGTGCTCTTGTAAAGCATTGGCGACAGTTCGATTCTGTCATCTGGCTCGGTCGTGTAACGTTATTGTTGGCTCCGTGCGGTGCCCGGTCTTGATCACTCTGGGTAAAAAGCCAAGGCGGGTTGAGTTCCCCCCACGATCTATGCCTCTTTAGTTTAATGGTAGAACATCTGTTTCGTAATCAGATAGTCGGAGTTCGATTCTCCGTCGAGGCTCGTGAATAAATATGACGGACTCACTCTGGCAGAAAAAATGTTAGCCGTGGCATTGGAGCCCGTAGAAGAACTTGTGACCGAGGCACCGCAGGAAACTGAGGAAAGTCCGGACTCCTAAATGGAACCGTGTGGCCAGCCCTTAATCAGGCCCCACTAAGCCGAAACTTAAAAAGCAATGGTGCAGGGTAGGAGCAACCTCAAGCAGATATGGCGTGCCATTTCGTTTACATATCGGGTAGAGGGCAAAGATGGATGGTGCCTCTCGACAGAATCCGGCTTATAGGTCACAATTCATGTAACTACTAACAAGGGAAATAAATGTTTACAACCATTTTGCTGGCTGTACTTATTCTTACAATTATCGTCGGTGTTATCGTTTGGGGTCGCATTGATGCTTCCCAATCGGCAGACCACGAACTTACAAAGAAAGTTGTTGGATGGTCTACTGTTGGTGTTGGTGTGCTGACAGCGGCTCTTCTTATTTTCTCGACACTTGTTATCGTTCCGACCCGCGAGGTGGGTATTAAGTTGACCTTCGCCAAGCCTGTCGGTACATTGTCGAATGGTCTGCACGTCAAGGCCCCCTGGCAGAGTGTTGAGCACATGGATGCTGCCATTCAGACGGATAACCACGTCAAGGACGGTGGAGAGACTTCTGACGGTTCGCATAGCCTTTCTTGTGTGACCACCCGCATCGCTCACCAGGCTGTCGCCTGCGTAGACGTTACTATCAGGTGGCGTATTATTGACGATCAGGCGGCGCAGTTGTTCCAGAACTACCGTACCTTCGGAAATGTTCGGGACTCTCTAGTAACTCGTGACCTTAATTCAGCAGTGAATGCCACTATGGAAACATATGACGTGCTTTCTGTTGATGAGAACGGTCAGGCTACCGCGCCTGAACTGTCAGAGGTCGCTAAGTCTGTCATGGAGGAAATGAACGCTCAGATTGGCGATCAGATCGAGGTTCTACAGGTTATTATCCCCGTTGTCCACTTTGACGACGCCACTCAGAGTCGCGTCAATGCTCTACAGAGCCAGATTGCTCAGACCCGTATTGCAGAGCAGGCAGAGCGTACCGCTATTGCCCAGGCCAAGGCCAACAAGGAACTCGCCGCTTCGGTTTCTAACGATCCAAACGTGCTAGTGTCTAAGTGCCTTGATCTTCTGAACGAGTCTATTACTAAGGGGTATCCCCTTCCAGCCGGGTTCTCCTGCTGGGGTGCATCTAGTGCTATTGTGGTACCATCTGCTAAGTCATAACCAGAAATGTGATAAACTAGTCTGTAGACTAGTCTAACACAGGAGGTGTTTATTTATGGCAGCAGAAACAGCAGCACAGCGTTACGCCCGTGATTGGGCTTCGCAGAGCACGGAACGCAAGGACCGTGGACTTGATGCACAGCCAAACGAGCGCACCGACCGTCTTTACGTTCACAACGGATCGACTTCGGTTAACAAGAACAACTAAACCGCCCGGTGGGTGCGGTAAAACCCACCACTTGCCAGCGTAGTATAACGGTATTACACAAACTTGGTACGTTTGTGAAGGGAGTTCGACTCTCCCCGTTGGCTCCATAAAATTTTGGAGGGATATTGTGGAGGTAGTTGCTTTAGTTGTATCAGTAGCGTCCCTTATCCTAGTGTTGCGTATTTTAAAGACTGAAAGAGATCACAACGTAGAGGTTGTGAGGGAATTAAAGTCTCTCGACAAGAAATTGGATAACCAGGAGAGCACGGTCGGAAATCTATCTAGTAGGCTTAGTCTGTTGCTTAGGATGCTCCGCCAGCACATGAAGGACGGAGAAATTTTGGTGCAGGTTGGTACAGCGAATGACAGGAAATTGATCAACGCTCTACAGGCTGCCGGAATTTATGTACAGTTCGACGAGTTCCCTCAGACAGAATTGGGCAGGTCTAAAGTTATTGCAGAAATGTTGCATGGAGAGGAGATCTAATGGATAAGGTTTTCATCTTCAAGGACGTTGCCGGGGAATACCGCTGGACACGCAAATCTGCCAATGGTAGAATCGTAGCAGACTCCTCAGAGGGCTACAACAACAAGGAAGATTGTGTTGATATGGCTTTAAGGATCAACAAGGGCGCAGAGTTCTTTGTTGACGGCGTTTCGATTGCCAAGAGCCTGTGAATTGGCTTCCGTCGATAGTTCTTGCTTCTGAGTTTTACATTGTATACCTACAAGTGACAGGAAAGTTATGAGAATTCTCATCACCGGCGGTCGTAACTGGACCGACAGAGAAACAATTATGCACGCATTACTGGAGGCCGCTCGTGGGCTTCATTGGGAAGATGTGACCGTGGTACACGGGGGCGCTCCTGGTGCAGACACAATTGCTGCTGAACTAGCGCATGGATTCGGTATGAATGTAGAAATACACATGGCTAATTGGCAGGAATTTCATCGAGCAGCCGGTCCCATTCGGAATCAGGCGATGGTAGATGCTGGTGCTGATATCTGTCTGGCGTTTCTGATGCCCAATTCTAAGGGTACCGCCGACTGTGTTCATAGGGCTAAAAAGGCCGGAATCAAGGTTAGGGAGTATTACAGTGAACAAGTTTAGGAAAAAGCCAGTAGTAATCGAGGCATATCAGTGGGACGGCTTTGCCCAAGGTGCCACACCCATTATTAATTGGATTCTAGAGAATGGTGGGACAGCCCGCTATCACGATGAGCCCTGGTCAATGCTATATATTGATACTCTTGAAGGTTCTATGCGCGCCGAGGCAGACGACTGGATTATCAAGGGCGTACAGGGAGAGTTCTATCCCTGCAAGCCAGATATTTTTGAAGCAACCTATGAGGCCGTAGATGACTGATAAGATCGATGTTCTAGACAAGGGATATGTGCGCCTTGTCGATGTGATGGGTGATGACCTGTCAGTAGTTAATGCTGCTAGAGTCTCATATGACAAGGAATCTGGGCTAATGCGCCCTAGTGACGAGAAACTCTTGAAATTCCTATGGCGAGAGGGTCACACCAGCCCGTTTAGGCACGCCGCGTTGTCCTTCGAGGTCTACGCGCCTCTCATGGTGGCCCGGCAGTGGTACAAGCACGCTGTAGCCAGCACCCACCTTGATGATATGTCAGGATGGAACGAATCTAGTCGTAGATATGTCACAGAAAATGAAGAGTTTTACATTCCTGCCGGGTTTAGGTCTAAGCCAGAAAACTCTAAACAGGGCTCTGGAAGTGTTCTAGAAGGTGCTATTTACGACCAGTACCTTAAAGAACTTGAAAAATATCAAACTCGGGGACTAGAACTCTATCGTGCTGCTATGGAAGAGGGAATCGCGCCGGAGCAGGCTAGACTCTTCCTTCCTGCCAATGGTCTATATGTTCGTTGGCGCTGGACAGTATCTCTACATGCTGTATTGCACTTCCTAGATTTGAGAGAAGAGCACACTAGCCAATGGGAGATTCAGCAGTATGCACAGGCTGTAGGAGAGATTGTAAAAGAGAAGTTTCCAACTACTTATGAGGTGACACATGGAGTATAAGTTAATTACATCGTCACAGCCTCATACTATGCAGGATGAGATCAATAAGCGGACTACCGGATTCGATGGGTGGGAACTCTTGACGATCTTTGCGGTAGGTGATAGAATGGTAGCAGTGTTGCACAGAGAGGCTAAGTTCGAATGACCTACTATGAAGAGGATCAACCCCCGATTGAGTCGGAAAAAGAGGATAAACTCTCCCCCGAGGAAGAATTTATTAAGTATGTTAAGAATGCTGTTGTTGAGCAGCCCCCAATGATTATGCCTGTTGATAGGGATGCTGAGCGTCATCAGGAGTTGATGGAAATGCTTGGTGGTATTTTCATTCAGATGAGTCGTCTGTATGATGCTGTGATGTTGACCTTGGATGATGTGGATAGGGAAAGAGTTGAGTCGTATCATTCGCAGGGGAAACTGCTTGGTGACCCCCCGGTTTTGGAAGAGGATGCTTGGTCATAATGTTTAAGAGAGTTGAGGCTTTGACTATTGAAAGGACGCGCAGACCCCTTGTTAGAGATTTGGGGTGGGGCTGATGTTGTTCAGGTCGAAGAAATCTAAGGGTGACGGCTATAAGGCTAAGGTGGTTCAGTGGGCTCTCGATTCGGGCGGGCAAGTCACAGAAATAGAAAAATATGATGAGTATACTGTGAGACTAAAACTTCCGAATGGATCTCAAATTAATCATTCAAGTGGTAGCGACTTTGCTACCGCCTACAAGTACGCCTGGCTGTACCTTAAAAGGTACACTTGGAAAGATAAGGTGGAGAGAGTGGTATGAGAGCACAGAATAAGGTCATAAAACTGGCCAAACTTCACAATTTGACGGTGCTGGAAGAGGCCGGAATCAAAGACGGCTACCCTCACTACAAAGCAACAATATCAGGTCTAAAAACACTAGATGGTGAAACAATGAGACTGTCTAATAGTGCATATGATCGTAAAACAGCATACAAAAGACTGTACTCATCGTTGAAGGGGTTTCTTCAAAGTAACAAAGTGGTATACTCACCGAATTTAACAACGATTAACACCGGGCCGAAATGACCGAAGTAAATAGTTGTGCATGGTGCTTTGATTCTTTAAGATCAACACGCACCGAAGCGATAAGAACATCAAGCCTATGGTTCATAGACGGATACTCAA